GTTCAACAGCAACGGATAGAGCATAACCAGCTACACCACGAGCAAGAACTTTTGCGACACCTGTAGCAGTTGGGGTAACAATAGCAGTGCCTTTTTTAACGTAATCAGCACCGTTTAAAGTAATATTTTTAATACCGGTGTAAACAGTAGAAGCACCCTTTGCCACAGGGTTAGACATTGACCAACCGCCAACATTGGAAGCATAAATATTAGTAGAAATTAAATTAATACAGAAAAACAGTACTAGAGTTATAGAAACTTTATGACTAACCATACTGTTATCCCCAAAAGAAAAATTGGAATCCAATTTAAAACCGTTGCATGCTCAATCATAAAAAGCCCCTATCATAAAAAAGAAAGCCCCAAATTAATGGGGCAATCAAATTCAACTATTAAGCTGAATTGGCACCACGTTTTGTGTAACGCCAAGCAACGAACAGAGCGAGCAAAACAAGAGCACCACCAAAGATAAGCTTTGCATTACCTGCAACAGATGTAAGACCACCAGTTAAAGCAGTTACATCTAATTCACCCTCACCCGCAGCGTTAGCAGTAGATGAAAGAACAGTAAGACCTGCAACAGTTGTTGCAACACCTAGCTTTGTATAAAAACCATTAACACGTTGAGCTACAGAAGGTTTAGTTTCCATATTGTTTCTCCTTGACTAAAGTAATTTTGCGACCTTAGCAATGACCGCAAACGTAATGAATAAAGCAAACAACTTAGAAAATTCGATATACAGGGCACGAGCTTGTTGTCCGTTAATTGCAATTGAATCAGTTAAATTTGTTTGTATTACCCATGAAACACACGTTTGCACCCCTTCGATTAATTGTAGTGATTCGCAAACGTATGCCATTTTTTAAAATCCGATTAAATTTGACTTAAAATAATAAAATCAGGATGCGTAATAATAGAATCAATGTTGTATTGATTTTTACCTGCATACAAATTTGAATTTGAAAAAGGAATTAATAATTCTTCTTGAGCATTACAATACTGCATTAATTTATTTTTAATTTCATCATTGAATGTTTGAAGCTCGACAGGAATACGAGCGCCATTTAAATCGGTTTCCATTGCGTGAAACACATATTTATTTGTTTTCTTCTCGCCAACAACTTTAACATCAAAGTTTTTTAACAAAACACTAACCAATTTCATAATAATCACCAATACCATTGTTGTGATTATTATGATGATATTAAATTGATATTATGTATAGTAGTCAGTTATACTATTGTTTCGTATCGTATGTCTATTATTGCGGAGTAGATAAAATGAGAAGTGATCATATTTTTGAAATGAAAATACATCTATATCTAAATAAAGATATAGATAAGGAATTAATTAATAAGGTTATAAACTTAAAAAATAAAAGGGGATTAAATAAAGCAATAATTAAATTATTAAAAGAATATGAAGAAGAACAAATAGAATTATTTGAAAAAGAAAAGCAGTCTTAGACTGCTTTTTTTATGATTGAAGAAACGATATCAAGTATATCTCTATCAAGGTGATCAGTATAATTAGGCATTGAAACAGGAGCCTGGACAACATTAGTAAGATCAATAATTTTAACGAAAGGAATAATATTTCGAGAAGTTGAATCTAAGGAATTATAATTTTGAAGTTGAGCACGTGAAATACCAACATCCTCAAGCTGTTTAATTCTTTTAAAAAATGTTCTTTCGGCAGTAGTATCTTTAACAGCTTTATAACCATCTGAAATAATTAAACGATAAAATGCATAGATATTATTTGCAGTTGTATAAGACTCCTTACCAGATCGAGTATATGAAACATAAAGTTTATTAATCTGTTCACGTACAGATTCATCACTTTGATTTTTTAAAGTCACATCGCCAACAGCTTTGAATAAATCACTCATAGCATCCATCCACAAATCACTAATACACACATCACTAGACAAAACATCACGCAACAAAGTAGAACCAAATTTCTTTTGAATCCAAACCTTTCGAAGTGCTGCTTCAACACGTAAAAGATTCTTTGAAAATTCAATTAGTTCAGGATTAGATAATACATTTATTTGATGTTGAGTAACATTGTTTAATTGTTGTTTTGTTTTGCTCTGAATCGTTTTTAATACTTCATCATGTTTATAATACATGCGAATAAATTTATGTTTAGAACTTTTATTACCAAAATAAGTCGTTTCTTTAAAACGATTATTTTCAACTTCATTTGCTTGTGTTTGTCTATAACTAACATTACGTAAATAATCGAGTAAATAAACACAATCCTCTTTTGAACGCATTCTAAATGAATAGTTAATATCTAACATTCTTAATTCAGAAGCATTAAAATCTAGATATTGAGAAAGGAATGGATAAGTTTTAATTAATGTATGAAGTATTATAACAATACCGCTTTGAATATCATCATAGCCATAAATATTATGACCTAATAATAATTTAGCAGGGGATGCTTTTAATATAATGTGAGGTGTACCAATAGTAGGTGCATGATTAATTTTTAAAGCAATACCTGAAAAAGAGGATTCAAGTTGTTCAAAAGGGGCGTTAAGACCCTGAACAGAAACAGTTTCAACACCATCTTCAAAATCGAAAGAAATACCATAGCCATTAGGTTGAATACCTTCTGTCTTGCAAATCTTAATAAAATCAAAGACTTTTAAACGTGCTGTTTGATCGTAAAGACCACTTTCTATTTTTATTTTATCTACACCAGTATAACCGTAGGTTTCTGGGCGAAATGGAATGTAAATACCAGTCATATCAATCATAATTTTTTACTCAAGCCGCAATCGAGAGGTGCTTACCCCCCAAAGAATTGCGGTCAATGGAGAGTAAGCAAAGAGATGATAGTGCATCAGGTGCAGTAGAGTCCACTATTAAATAAGTGGACATGACACAATTTTGAGCAAATAACGCGAAATCAAAAAAAGAAAGTTCGCGCCCATTCGGGACGCTCTGAAAAGTAGTTTTAGACACAAAAGGGAGCCTGTAATCAGAGAGAAGAAGTTGCAAAATTTATATTTTCCGATTCACTCGTAGACACTCGTTCTGTAGATTGTTTTTGTTGAGCAAAGTAATTAAAAGGACGATATCCGGATAACCATTTTTTACAGTCATCTTGAGAGACGTTTTGCATATAATTTCCTTGTTGATCAAGTGCGATTAATTTACCACTGGAGAGCTTAATGACACCCGACATTTTTGGGAAATCAGTAGGAGTTACTTGAGGTTGATAATCAAAGTCATAAGGTTTATTTGGATTGTAAGAAACAGCTTGAACAACAACACCAGTAGAAGAAACAGAATTCTTATTTTTTGAAAGATCATCAAACCATTTAACGCATTCAGAATCATTTAAATTAACTGCTTGTCTACATTTGTCAGATAAAGCAGGATCATTATTTGATGCAGAATGAGAAGTATTAGAAGCAGCTTGAGAAGTATTAGAAGCAGCTTGAGAAGAAGTAGAATCAGTTTTTTGAGTCGTCATTTCATCAGCTTTTTTCTTATCAGATAACCCCCACATCATCATCATTGAAGCGATACCGAGAAAAATAACCAAAGGAATTAATCCAGCAGGCAAACGCTTTTGATGGGTGTTAATTGTTGTAGATTTATAAAGTTTAAAAATTCTAGGTTGTGGTTTAAATGAAAACTTAGATTCGCAGTTTAATTTATTAACTAAAGTATTAGGATATTGTCGGCAAGATCCGAACTGATAAACCTTAGGAGTACGTCCATAAGGTCTTGTGATATGCCAATGAACACCAATTAATTCACGAACAACAGTATGAAGAAATGAAGGTGATTGAGTAATAAAATAAAAATCAAATCCACGATGACGATGAATTGTTAAATCTAAAATAATAGGGTCTTTTGATTTTTGATCAGAATAAGGAGGAACGTTTTGAACCTCATCAATAACAAAAATAGAACCGTCTGGAGCTTCACGCCAGTCTGAAATTAAAGCACGAGCATAGTCAATTTTAAGAGCATTAATATTGGTATAAATAGTTCGGACAGGTTGAAGAAATTCAAATTTTTGATGGCCCTCTCTATCGTTAATACGCTCAATAATTTCGTTGTAATGCATAGAACGCTGAAAATAATAATCAGGTCTAAGATCATCAAATTCTTGAGTTAAAAAATCCCAATAATCTTTAGGGAAATTCAAAATCTCTCTTTTTAATTCATGACCAGAGCCAACTTCATAATCTAGATAATCAAAATCATCCCTAAACTTTTCAAAAAGGGAAAGATTGTGATTATGAACAACAGTATTTTTTGAAAGATTGATTTTATTTTTACGTTCAATTTCGTCTAGCTTAGAAACAATGAATGCTGTTTTTGATGCGCCAGGTGTACCAGTAGTTAAGTGCAACATAATTTCACCATATAAATAAAACCGCTTTAAGCCTCGTCGATGGCTCCTCGGCGTTTAGCGGTTTTATTTTTTTCCTAAAAAAGTTTTGACAGATTGTTGTGAATAGCGAGTTAACATCGCACCCAAGATAAGAGAAAAGAAAATATCGAAGCCTGATAAGCCCATGAGTTGAAGCAGAGTTGCAGGAACTTGGTTTGTAGATGACTTAAAAAAATCAATCGCTTGATTTAGAAAGACAAGCATTGTTCCAGTAGTTAAAAGTGTTAATCCTGCACCCTCTAAGACACGTTTTAAGAAGCCCTTTTGAACGCTTTGTAATAATGTGGTTAGACTACTCATTTGTTTTAACTCCCCCTAAAATCAAGGCAGCAATGAAAGCACCCATAGCAATAAGTACAGGTCTTACAAAATCAGAAAGAATTGAACAGAAATCATTGAATGAATATTCAATTTTGAAAGGCTGGTCATAGAAAGTTGAATCAATAAGAACTACTGGAGCAGGACAAGCAGAACCAAAATTTAAATCTACAGTTTTTTGTTCGGGTTGTTTTTCTTGAATTTCAACTTGGTCATCTTTAGAAGGTTCTTCTTTTACCCATTCTTTTGTAGCAGTCCAAGCTTCAGAAATAGACGTAGCCCAACCTTCTGCTTTTTCTTTGCCTGTTTCCCACCAATTTGTAAGTGTTTTTGGAAATGAGATAACAGTTTGAGCAGCTTCACAAACAGTTGGTGCCCAATTACAGAAAATAGGAAAAGTTAGTTTTAAATCAGTTGTATCGGGTTTATCAGGGTTTTTTGTTTGTTCGCCAGTAGCTTCATTTGCTTTATCAGAAGCAGCTTCATCAGCAGGTTTAGTAGTAGCTGAATTTTCTAATTGATTAACAATAGGACGAGCTTTTGTGCCCGATTGATCAGCTTCAGCTTCAGCAACAACATCAGCAGCAGCAGCAGTAGTAGCGACTTGAGCACCTGCTTTTTTATCAGTATTTCCTTCTGCGTTAGAAATAACTTGTTGTGCAACAGTTTCAAGAGGTAATGTTTTTTCTTGTTCTTCAGTAACAACAGTTGGACGTAAAACAGAAACGGAAGGAACGCCAGAACGGTTATAATATCGACATTCAAAAAAACCATCAGAATTCATGCGCGAAGCATCTGGAGAATACTTCCAACCGCCAACATAAGAAATAAGATAATTACAAGCATCAGAACCCGAAGAAAACTTTTTTGTTTTATCAAAATCAACAGTCCAAACTTTATCACCGACAACAACTTTATATTTAATCTGATTATTTGCAGGATCAAGAACCCAATCAACAACACCTAAAAGTT